TAGGTTGTAGAGATATTGTTGAATATCTGGCAACAGGAAAACTGCCCAGTGAAAAAAATCATACTCCTATAAAAACACAACCTGGTTTAAAATTTTTAGAAAAGGTAACTTTTGTTCCAAGATATTACTAAACTATCATGATTAACGATCCAATTATTGCAGACCTTATCGACAGAGAAAAGGTTAGACAACAAACACATCTCGAAATGATTGCAAGTGAAAACTTTGCATCACCCTCTGTCATGGAGGCACAGGGTTCTGTGCTTACAAATAAGTATGCAGAAGGTTTACCAGGCAAAAGATATTATGGTGGATGTGAATTTGTAGATGAAATCGAAGAGTTAGCAATCGAAAGAGCAAAAAAATTGTTTGGTGCAAAGTGGGCAAACGTGCAACCTCATAGTGGTGCTCAAGCCAACCTAGCAGTCTTTCTTGCATTGCTCAAACCTGGTGATACCATAATGGGTATGGACTTATCTCATGGTGGTCATCTAACACACGGTTCACACGTTAACATAAGTGGTAAATGGTTTCGTGCTATCTCTTATCAGGTAGATAAAGATACACAGGTATTAGATTATAATCGAATAAAACAGATTGCGATTGAGGAAAAACCTAAGTTAATTATTACAGGTTACTCCGCATATCCTAGACAGATTGATTTCAAGGCATTTAGAGAGATTGCAGATAGAGTAGGTGCTTATCTACACGCAGACATTGCACATATTGCAGGTATCGTAGCGAAAGGATTACATCCAGACCCTATACCTTATTGTGATGTTGTAACAACCACAACTCATAAAACTTTGAGAGGACCAAGAGGTGGATTAATACTTTCTAATAATGAAGAGTTGGGTAAGAAATTAGATAAGGCAGTTTTTCCTGGCACTCAAGGAGGACCATTGGAGCATGTTATAGCAGCAAAAGCAGTTGCTTTTGATGAGGCACTCACTGATGAATTTTATTTTTATATACAACAAGTATTGTATAACTCACAAGCACTTGCTAAAACATTACTAAACCGTGGTATTGATATTGTAAGTGGTGGATCTGATAATCATATTGTATTATTAGATTTACGATCAATCGGTATGACAGGTAAAGTTGCCGATGCACTTGTAAGTGGTGTGAATATTACTGCAAATAAAAATACTGTTCCATTTGATCCTGAGTCCCCATTTGTAACAAGTGGACTTAGACTAGGAACTGCAGCACTAACTACAAGAGGATTTGACCAAGACGCTTTTGTTGAGGTTGGTAACATTATTGCTGATGTGTTACTCAATCCTAATGACGTTACAAAAAGAGATACGTGTAAAGAAAGAGTTCTTGCACTGTGTAAATTATTTCCTTTATATGAATAATATTGCCAAGTATGAAAAAACGTGCTACAATATGGACAATATGGAAGTATGCTTTAGGTTCTTTCCATGATGATACAACTAAAAAGTATGATGATATAATTTGTATTATCCGCACTTTTATCTTTTTACAATTAGTTGTCACTAACTGTTTTATCGTTGCAGGTAACATTCGACACTGGAACGACCATTACACCCCTCCACATTATGAACATATTCGTGACTGATCCCTGCCCATATAAATCGGCAGAGGTTCTACCAGACAAACATATAGTTAAGATGCCACTTGAGACCTGCCAGATGTTGGCAGTTGTATTCTCCAAGTGGTATTTTAATTGGGGAGATCAACTTCTACACAAGAAAGATGGCAATCCCTACAAGACAGAGAAGGGAGCATTCAGAGGACATCCCTGCACCGTATGGGCAGCAGAAGATGTTAAGAATACAGCATGGTTAATTGCACATGGAACTGCTTTGTGCTATGAATACTATAAGAGATACGAAAAGGTACACTCTTGTTCTGATACAGTAGCAGAGGCAAGAAAAGTATTTCTTGAATACTCTAATCAGCAAGATCTATCAAGTTGCAGAGACGTAAAAACATTTGCATTTGCAGGTCCTGATGAGTTCAAGTATGATACTAGCATTGACATCTTTACTCAGTACAAGAAATACATTGCGTCCAAACCTTGGGTCGCAACTAACTATCTTCGCAATCCATCTCGTAAACCTAATTGGCTATGAAGGAATTTGATTATGAACTCGATTACAAAACAATTGACTTTTCAATTGAAGAAAATCGCAAACTTTATCGTATTGGAAGGGGAGAGCAAGGAGTTCTACTGGTTCGCCCTTATACTAACGATATATGTAATCATTGGAGATTTAAGACTCCAGAGATTGCAGTAGAATCTGCAAATAAAATTCTATCAATGTATCTTAGATATATGGTTGATGGAGATTTTATTGGTATGGATATGTGTCGTAAGTTTTTGGAGATGGGATTTACCAGATCTAGAAGATATGCAAATCATCACTCAGGTAGGAAATATGATACAAAAGGTAACATAAAACCTCAAGAAGAAGACCATGACACCTGTAAATACGCAAAATCTGCTAGAATATTCAAGAAGGTTAGAGATATCGTTGCATACAATGATACATACAAACAGATGAGAAAAACATGGAGGAGTAACGAATGATGTATTTTCTATCAAGACCATCAGTCTACACATTACCAGGTACTTGGGAACCACAACCTTATGTTGATTTTGATCCAACATACCTTATACTATCAGCAATGGTCGTATTTGCGACAGCAGCAGTAGTTTCAATTCTTTCCATTAAACAAAAAAGGAAAAGAGTTTAGAACAAATCTTTATTATGAATTATGAGTGAATTTATATGGGTCGAAAAATATCGACCCAAAACCATTGAAGAATGTATCTTACCACAAAGAACAAAGAAGACTTTTCAAGACTTTGTAAGCAAAGGTGAGATACCTAATATGCTATTGTCTGGACCGCCAGGCATTGGAAAGACTACTGTTGCAAAAGCATTGTGTCATCAGTTGGGAGCAGATTTTTATGTCATTAATGGATCGGACGAAGGACGTTTTCTCGATACTGTTCGGAACAACGCAAAGAACTTCGCATCTACAGTCTCTCTTACAAGCGAGTCGAAACATAAAGTCATCATCATTGACGAAGCCGATAATACCACATCGGACGTGCAATTACTCTTACGAGCAAGTATTGAAGAGTTTTCAGGCAATTGCAGATTCATCTTTACCTGCAACTACAAGAACAAGATTATCGAACCACTACACTCTCGGTGCAGTGTTGTTGACTTTTCTGTTAGTAAGAAAGACAAACCTACAATCGCAGCACAGTTCTTCCAAAGACTCAACGCAATCTTAGAAGAAGAGAAGATAGACGCAGATAAAAAAGTCGTAGCAGAATTAATTAATAAACACTTTCCTGATTGGAGGAGAGTGTTAAATGAGTGTCAGAGATACTCAGTGAGTGGTAAAATAGATAGTGGTATATTAGCAGCATTTTCAGATGTATCAGTTGATGAACTTACAAAGAACCTCAAAGAAAAGAACTTCCCGTCGGTACGCAAATGGGTTGTCGATAACTTGGACAATGATCCTACTGTACTTATGCGTCATGTTTACGATGCTCTTTATAGCACCCTTAAAAACACTAGCGTTCCTGCTGCTGTGCTCATTATTGCTCGTTATTCTTATCAAACTGCCTTCGTAGCAGATCAAGAGATTAATCTTCTTGCATGTTTAACCGAAATTATGGTGGAGTGTGAATTTAAATGATTGCATTGCTTATAGTTTGTTCACCTCCTTTAGATGGAAGTTTTTTTACTTGTCCTGATCCAGATACCATACCAATGCATCCTGTCAAACACCCACCTAAAGTTAAAGTGATAGAGGATAAGGATTTTACAAATCCATTTGATTATATCACAATACCAATTTGGAGGTATGAGTTTTAATGAAAGAAATAAAATCTGTTAATCCTACAAATATTGGATGGCTTCAATCTCAATTAGATAAAAAAGAAATGGATTATCTTTGGCAACTTGTTGAAGAGAGAGGAAAGCAAATGAAAAGTAGATTAGCAGGTAATATTAATTCATCATACTCTATCTTTGATAAAGATAATTGGTTTTTAATTAATGTTCTATCCAAATTAGGAATGGAATATGAAAATAGATTTACAAATCTTGGAAAAAAAATACCAACAACTTGTAAGCATTCATATTGTCTTTCAAATATGTGGGTGAACTATCAAAAACAATATGAATTTAATCCAATTCACGATCATCAAGGTATCTATAGTTTTGTTATTTGGATGAAAATACCAACAGAATTTAAAGA